TTCATTGGCAAAGGCAATCCCTGTCACTTCCCTTGCCTCTTCGTCCACCCTCGAAATGGGGCAGCTCATTCTCAGTATCTTCTTAGTTGGTTTCATGGCTGAATGCGGCCCTGATGGCCTCTGGAGTCGATGCGGTCATGAGGGCTGAATTCACTCTGGCCCTAAGTGCAGAATCAATGATGGCTGAATCGAAGCTGACTGAGGCCCCTAGCCCTCTCTTGAGGCTCTTGAGGCTCTTTGAGAGCCAGCGGCCTAGCTCAGCCCTGACTTCTTCCTCTACAGGCTCCTGATCTCCTGAGGGAGGGCTAGGGGATGCTGCCTGAGTCTTAATGGTATCTCCCCCTGGGACAGGATCTAAGCCAGCTTCCTTTCTGCCTTCATTGACAGTCATGTAGGGAGATCCTGTGGCCTTGACAATCCGCTCAGTCTTGTCCTTGGCTGCCTCTTCTCTTTCGCTGATATTCGAACAGTGAAGGAAGGGAAAGCCAAGCCTCACTAGAAGCTGATCTATCATGTCCTTTCGAATGTCTAGGATCCTTCTGACCCCTATCTCTGAGGTCTGGCTCTTCGCTGAATCCTGAGAGACCTTGTAGGTGGAGCCCTCATAGCTAATCGAGGCAGGAGAGACCCCGAACACAGAGCAGGTCCTCCTGATAAGCTGCTCTTCCATCTGCCCAAACTCCTGATCCCTTCTGCTGAACTCAGCCACCTTCGAGCCAGAGGGGGCCATTCGCAGCTGTCTTCTTGCCTTCGAGCCCTGAGCAATAGCGGTGAACCAGTTGAAGAAGTCCCTGATCTGATCAGGCGTCCAGTCCTGAGGCATGGTCAGGAGTTCCCCCGGGGTTGTGCCATCTGTGAGCCAGTCTCTATTCCAGGAGTCAGCAGCCATCGCGGTCAGAATGACTGCCATCAGATACTCGATAGGGCTCCTGAAGTAGGGATGCCAAGAGCAGGGGTCAAGCCCATCGTAGAGCAGTTCAGCCTTGCTGAAGCCCCTCACTTTGGCCCCATGAATCCACTGCTCATAGGGCTCCTGCTCATCAGGCCAGCCATGGGCATCTATCCTAGGCTTAATGGTCAGGGAGTCTATTGACATGACCCTCGAAAGGTAGCCCCCCCTGAATTCGCAGAACATCGAATAAGCGCCAGTGGCTAGAACATCTTCTATCATCTGATCAAAGACATGCCGAGGAGCCAAGAGAGGCCCCCCAAAGCCCCCATCAAGGCTGAAGAACTTCTCTGCCTCTTTGATGGCCCTCTGAGTGGGGGCTGAGGCGTCATCTTCCTCTATGGGAACTATCTTCCAGGCAACTGCGGCCGCTTCCCTCTTCAGGTGGCTGATGCAGGATCTAGCTGGGTCATAAGTGTCAGCAATGGTCCTGAGGGTCTGAGGGTTGGCAAAGGTGCCAGGCTTGAAGCTGATGTTCTGGAACTGGGAATACCGCTGAGGCTCAGCAAGAAGGTACGCATCCCTAGGGCCTGAGCTCGAAGAAAAGAAGGGCCATGGGGCCGCAGCCCTTTGCTGTTGGGTCATGAGGATCGATAGGGCCTCAAGGGCGCCCTGCTCCCTAGCCTGAGTCAGCTTCTCAGTGCCTTCCAGATTGGCCCTTGCGGCAGTCTCATTCAGGGCCTCTTTGGGCACCAAATCAAACATTCTCCCGATCACTCCTTTGAGGCCTTGCATAGCAGATCCGCCAGTTCATCCAGGGAAGAGGTCCATCCCCCTCCTGTTATGTGGTTATACCCATCTGCCCAGGCGTCTACCACGTCATCATTTGCGCCCCTAGGGAAGACAGTAAGCTGCCTGACCCCTAGTCTTGCTTCCTTTGAATCAATGACAGTGCAGAGGCCTAGGTTCACAGCTCCCGCAAGGGGGTCGCTTCTCTTGACCTTATCCCCTCCCCTGACAGGGGACACGATCACACTGACCCCCACGGCCTGAAGGGCCTTGGCCAGGGTTCGGGCTGACTCCTTCCCAGCCCCTCCATCCTGAGGGATCAGGACCTTCACTCCCTTGCCCTTGCAGTGAGAGACTATCCACTTGTTTCTCTTGCCGGCTTCAAGCCTGCAGAGATTGATCCTGGCTACATACTCCTTCTCATCAGTCAGCCAGGTCTGAACCAGGGCCGTATAGTCCCCTGTTTCCCCATAGCCAAGATCAAGGCTGATGACTGACTTCCAGTGCTCCTTGATCAGGGCCTCCGATCCATAGCGGATCATATTTGTCTGGAAGATGTCACCTGTCTTAGGGACAGGATTCTGCTGGTATCGAGATTCGAAGTTGGCAGGGTTGGCCTCCCTCAGCTTCAGAAGCTTCTCTATCGGCCACCTTTGAGGGAAGAGGGCTTCCCCTTCCTCTCTTCCTAGGGGATCATCTTCTTCAGCGATTGCCTTCAGGGTGATGAAGTTCCACTCATCAGAAAGCCATTCCCCTGCCTTGATCCGGCCAAGAGGATCCTCTTCATGCCAGCGGCTCATAATGAACCAGACTTTCGCGCCTGGCTCAAGCCTCCCCCAGAGGGAGTCAGTCAGCCACTCCCATCGAGCCTGAAGGACAACAGGGGACTCAGCTTCCTTCCTTGACCTGATAATGTCATCGATGAAGACGTAGTCAAAGCCCATCCCCTCGATTGCCCCCCCTGCCCCAACGCAGAAGATGGATGAGCCCCAAGGGGTGTCCCAGTTGGTTACCCCATCGACCTCACCAGGAGGGACGCCAAGCTTTCTGAGGACTTCCTTGATCTTCCGGCTGAAGCGCTCAGCCAGGTTCTTGGTATTGCAGGCCACAAGGACCTTAGCTCCCTTCTGAAGCATGGCCCAGGCAGCCCCCCTGACTGTGATGCACTCACTCTTCCCATGCCTGATAGGGACCTCGATGGCAAGGTACTGGCCCTCACCCTCAGGGCTGTTGAGGACTGACCTGAAGGCATGAAAGAGGGCTGACTGAAGGGGGGCATCCCAGGTCCAGGCCTTCTGGTCATAGCGGCAAAGAAACTCATGAGACCTCCTGCAGGCTTCCCTGATGAGGTCTTCTTTCTTAGGCTTCAGATAGAGGACCCCGTCCTCACCTTCAATCAGGGCAGGCGCTGCCATCAGTCACTCTTCAGGAACTCTGAGACAAGCTTCTGGAGCACGTCATCAGGGAGGGATTCAGGGCTGACCATGACCACAGGGGGGCCATCCCCCTGGTGAAGGCCAATGTCCTTCCTTTCCTTCCAATCTGCCGGCCTTCTCCTTTCGAGCCAAGCCAGTGCGGCCCGCCAGTCCTTGGCTGCTGCCTGCATGATCAGCCCCACGTTCCGAGCAGTCGCCATCTCCTCTGCCTGCTTGACTTGATCCGCAAAGTCCGTTTCTTTCAGCCACCTAGCGAAGGTGTCCTCACTGATCCCTGAGGCTATCGAGGCTGTCTTTCTGGTGTTCCCAGCCCTGAGGAACTGAAGGATCTTTTCTACTGTCTCAGGGGTCTGCTTGTAAGCTTTACTCATTGCCCTTCCTACTCCTTGATTGCCACCCAGGCGGCAAAGTTCAGGCATCTCCAGAAGCACTCAACCTGCCTGAAGCCTACTGCCTTCAGCATCTCCTCATTCCAAGAAGCAGTGACAGGGACCAAGACCCCTTCAAGGGACTGCCTCTTTCTTTCGATCTCTTCCTGAGAGTAGCCATGATCCCCCTTCATTCTCAGATACTCCTGCAGGAGAAGGTCATCTATCTTCTGGCAGGCCCCAATCACCTTCTCAGCCAAGATCAGGCACCCTCCCTTGAGCATCGACTCATAGGCCCTCCTGAGAATGTGCTGCCTGTACTCGATGGGGAGGAACTGAAGGGTAAAGATGCTGAGGACCACTGAGGGAAGCACATCAGGAAAGTCCTTCCTCAGATCCACATTCTGAATGCTGACTATCCCCTCCATCCCTTCGAACCTCTTTTCTGCTCTTTCGATCATAGGGGCTGAGACCTCGACACCTACGTATCTGCAGGCATCCCCCTTTGCTTCGATGACAGGCTGAAGGCTGAGGCCATCTGAACACCCAAGATCAAGGATGAAGGACCCTTCTCGGGCGAAGTGGCAGGCCATCGATGTGGACAGATCCCTCATCTTCTGATAGTCAGGGATGCTCCTCTTCAGCATGTCCTCAAAGCAGGCAGCTACTGACTCATCAAAAGCCCACCGCTTTCCCTCAGGAAGGTGCCCTAGTGAGGACTCATTACCGTAGGGGTCAGCGCTCATCATCTTGCTGTCTTGCATAGAATCTTCTCCTCGATTGTCTTGGCGATGTGGCACATCATCATAGGGGGAACTGCCCTCCCTAGCCTCTCCCACTGCTGAGAGAAGCTGCCTGAAAGCTTGAAGTCATCATGGAAGGAGCAGACCCTCTTAGCTTCAGCAATGCTGAGTGTCCTTGGCTCATCCCAATGAAGCAGGCCCTGACTTCCCTGGACCATGGTAAGGGACTGCCTGTTAGGGGACAGCTTCTTATAGTTGAACCAGCCATCCTTCTTATAGAGCTTCTTTGCCGCGATCCTGAGCTCAGTTCCAGGCTCAGAGTTGCGCCACAGGATCTCTCCTTTCGACCCTTTAGGAAGCCAGTATTCAAGGCCATCCTTGCTGACTCCCTCGAAAGCCTCTTTGAGGGTGTAGTGATAGGGCAGGGGCTCAGGGTGAACAGGATCTATCTTGAGGTCTTCCCTGACCCCTATGAAGATGGCCCTCTCCCTCTTCTGAGGAACACCTAGGCCACCAGCATTCAAGAGGGCGCACCTGACTCGATAGCCTGACTCCTTCATCTTGACCAGGATCTCCTTGAAGTAGCCCTTGGCAGTTCCCTTGATCAGGCCTGAGACATTCTCAGCCACAAAGACCTTGGGCTGAATGACCTTGAGGAGCCTGATGTACTCGAAGAAGAGGTCATCCACTCTTTGGGTCGTGTCAGAGTAGACCTTCTCCTTCCCCCAAGCTTCATCCTTGACCCCACATACACTGAAGGCCGCGCAGGGAGGAGATCCATCGAGAATGTCAAGCTGACCAGGCTTCAGCCCACACTTCTCAAGCACATCATGGCCTGTGATTGTCCTAATGTCCCTAGTATCGACAAAGGTGCCAGGAAAGTTAGCCTGATAGGTTTCATAGGCGGCAGGGACAAACTCATTTGCGTAGACCACCTTGCACCCAGCCATCTTGTAGCCAAGGCTTGACCCCCCACACCCTGAGAAGGTTGAAGCAACCAAGAGCCCATTCTTGGGGATCTCTTCAATCTCAGCCATCAGGGGGATTCGATAGGGGGGCTTGATCATCTTGCCTTTCCTGACCACTCATAGGAGCACTTGGGGCACTTGAAGTCTGTCTCAAGGTCCTCAGTCACTTCCTTGAAGGCTGAGGCCATCTTAGGGCCATCGAGATCCTTCATGAGGTCATCTAGGTCATCAGCCGAGTAGCCTGTCCCTTCGAGCCCTGAGGAGTCATAGAGGTCCTTCAAGAGCTCGACAAGGCCCTCAGTGTCATAAGAGGCCATATCCCCTAGCCGATTGTCAGCCAGGAGGACCTTCAAGGCCCTTTCATCATCCACATCAAGCCAGCAGACAGGGATGGTCTCAGCCCCAGACTGAAGGGCTGCCTTGTATCGATGATTGCCAGCCAGGATATGCCCAGTTGACTTCTGAGCCACGATGACCCCATAGAACCCGTTGGCTTCAATCGATTGATGGATTGCACCCACGTCCCCCTGCCTAGGGTTTTTTGGGTGAGTCGAAAGAGAGGAAATGGGGACAGCTTCTTCGATCTGCTGAGGAGTGAACTTCATCAGTGGAGAAGCTTACCCCTGCTCGGGTACCTGACTAGAGAGTCAGCCCTCTTCCTTCTCGGCTTCCTGCTCAGGTTCGAGTGAAGCGCAGTAGGCATCCCACCTAGCCTTTTCATCCTCTTCCTCAGCCTTGATCCTCTTCTGAACGCTCAAGGCCTCAGGAAGCATTTGAAGAGCCACTTCTTTGGCTTCTTCAGGGATCCACTCAGGAATATCAGCTTCTCGGTAAATCGCCTGGCGCTCGATGGGTTCACCCTCATCCATGATGACCAGCCAGATGCAGTCCCCTTTCTGATAGTCGAGTGTGATTGTCTTCATTTAGGCCTCTGCCACCTTGCCAAGCAAGGAGGTTCCCTGAATCTGAATTGTGTTTCCTGAGATGAACCCTATGCCTGAGCCAATCGAAAGCCCCCCCCAGTAGGATCCTCCTGCAGAAGTTGTCCTCACAAACTGCCTAAAGACCAAAGTGGAGGCCCCTCCTGCCGTTGGGGTGATCATTGGGGCTCCTATTCCTGCGGTTGTGTTAAGGGAAAGCCCGTTCAGGGTTGGCATCGTGAAGATGGTCAGATCATAGGACAGGGAGGACATAGTGAAAGGCAGCCCTAGAATCCTCATCGTGCCTGAGGCAGAAGTCCAAGTGATTGCAGAAGTCACTAGGCCTAAGCTGATGAAAAGAAGCGAACCGATCTTTACGTAGGTGCCCACCTGGGTCGAATAGGTGGCAGCAAAATCCCCAGGGGCGTCTGGCCGCAGCGTGGGGGTCCAGGTTCCCTTTTCATAGAGAGGCCTGACCCCTGCTGAGTCCTTCCAGTAGATTCCAAACCCAGCCTTATACCAAATCTCTCCCTCAGCAGGGCTGACAGGAGCAGTCTGAGGAAGAAGCTTGATCCCTGAAACGAATGACTGCAAGAGGGCAAATTCATTTGCGGCGGAGAGGCTTGCGGCCCCTATCATGGCCGGCACATTGGCTGCCAGGATCTCTTCACACTCCCCCATCCCTGTCGAGGTTCGACCAAGAAGGACCCCATGATTCAGGTCCTGCATCTTCACAAACGTGACTGCCTGATCAGCAAGCTTAGGAGTAGTGACTGCTTCATCAGCCAGCTTCAGGGTAGTGATGCTCCCATTGGGGATCACTGAAGGGGCTGGGCCAAAAGCAGAACTGCCCTCATAGGCTGCCCCACCTGAAGGGCTGAGAGTGAAGGCCCACCTAGGGCCGCTGAGGGTATCGATCTCAGCGGTCAGATCTCCCTGAGGCCATTCACCATCAGGCCTGTATTCCACTGCACTGATCAAGAGAGTGGCAGCAGGAGTGTCCTCTCCTGAAGTGAAAAGGACTATTCGGGCCTCATAGGCGCCTGGTTCGATTTCGGAACCATCGAAGGACCAGGAAGCCTGTCCATCTACTAGGGTCCCTGGGAAGGGGTCGAGCCCACTGACTTGAAGTTCAGCAGTGCCAGGAGTCAGATCGATTGGGTCCCCTGCCTGATCAGCAACCTGGAGGATCAGCCCCCAGGATGTGCCAGTCAGAATGACAAGCTCGGCCCCTTGAATCATGTCTGCAGTGTATCCCTAGTCGGGCTTGATCCTTCCACCTGACCCGAAGAAGCAGACGCAGTCTGAGATGGAGTCAGCCACCTTCCTCAGAAGTTGATCGCCAGTCTTCCTGTCCTCTCCCTTCAGGCCGCACTGATCGCAAAGGGCCTCTCTCTTCTCATCAGGAGGGAGGGCCATCCGCTCGACTGCTCCCTGGGCCTGGTTGCCAAGGAGTGGGACAAGGGAGATCGCGGCCGTAATTGCGGCCAAGATGATCGAATAGACATTCTTCATGTTTTGTCCTGATCGTCCTGCTGATCCTCCCCACCGGGAAGCCTCTTCCAGAACCATCTAGGCATAGGATAGCCCAACTCGTGTAGATTCTCTCCTATGCTTTTGGCCTCCCTGACTGAAAAGAAAGCCAGCAGTCCCACCTGAAAAGGCTCTATGGCAAACTTTGCCAGGGGGTCTGTTGAGAGGGTGATCAGGGCCACAAATCCAGGGACCAGGAGATAGATGAAAAGCTTCTCAACAGTCCTGCCCATCTTAGTTGAGCTCAGCTTCTCCCCCATTCTCTTGCTCTTCAGCCTGCCAGTGGCAAAGTCCATGAGGACCAGGCCAAGAAGCCCCATCACTGAGGCAGTCAGAACAGGGGTGGGGATCAGCTTGGCAGCCAGGATGGCAAGAAGAGCGCCTAGCCAAGCTTCCCCAGTTTGAGCAGTCGAGAGCAGATAGCCAATGGCTCCACTGATATGGCTTCGTGCAGGTTCAGGCATGAACATCACTCCAATCCACCCCGATTATGCCAGACCAAGGACGTCAGGCTGATGAATTGAATGTCCCCTTCAGCCCTTCTGTTCCTTCGAGCCACTACCGTTCCTTCCCTTGATCCTGCTTCATTCGTGTTCCCCTCAATGGTCTTGAGGTCTAGGCCTCTGACCTCAGTCAGAAAGAAGATGTGCCCCTGCCATGAGTAGCCTTTCCCTGACTTCACCCGATGACACCAGAAGCCCAGGTCCCCTCTTTTTGGATTTGCAGTGATCAGGTTCTTCTCTTTCGCCCAGGTCATCCAGCCATAGACAGACCCAGGATTCACCTTAGGAAGCAGGCTCTTATCGAATCCTGAGTTCACCAGGATCCAGTAGACAAAGGCAGCACACCAGGCCAAGCCAGGCCAGAGGCCGGCGAATCTCAGCCAAAGATCAATCCAGAGGCCTGAGTTCTTCTTTGACTCTTTGACCCCGATCATTGCGGCGGCAGCCTGAAGGGCTTTCTCATGAGGGGGCAGAAGGCTCCAAGTCTTGAGCGGCATCCACTTAGGGAGGGGAGGTGGGTTCATTCGAGATCATTCTCTATCTGAGCAGGGGGGACTGACTGAACACCACATAAAGCCAGTTACCCCCCTTGGTCAGATGCCTGTGTTTTACCCCTGTGACTGACCCTTGTGCCTGCCTAGCTTCTGATTGATCATTCTGTAGACTTCAGTCATGGGGATCATGTCCCCTTCTGGCTCAGGAAGGGCCTTCTCTTGCCCCTCGGGCTCTTCTGGGGTCAGCTTGAGGGATAGAACCTCATTCCCCTTCTCATCCAGGCTCCTAGCGGTGATCTGCCAGGATGATTTGTCGATCGCTTTTGCCCTGCTCTTCTGAATCAGCCTCAGGATCTCCCCAGGCAAAGGCCAGAAGCCAGACCCCTCCCCTTCGTAAAGTGCGATGACTGCTGACTCCCACTCAGCCACAGTCACTCGATGCCTTCTCATTGAAGTCAGCCAGATACGGCCTTCTTCTTTCGAGACTGACCTCTCCCCCCTTTCATCTTTAGGGACCCCCTTCATGCCTGCCAGAGATGCCATGAGGGTCAGCCCCTTGGCCACATTCTCTGCCTCGACAATTCCAGATTTATCCACTGATCCCCTTTGCCAGTTCCATTGCCTTTTCATTCATGGTCGGCGCCTTCTTCTTCGAGTTTCGCAGAGTCCTCAGAAGGTCTATCCTCTGCCTGTAGACAGCCTGCCAAGTGACTGCAGTTCCCTCCCCCCAAGACTCAAGGGCATGAGAGAAGAGCGCCAAGGCGCAGTCCTGAATCGTGGGGCAAGCTTCACTCCCCTCGATTTCCTTGGCTGACTCAGTGAGGGGCCCTATAGCCCCTGGCCCCATTTCCCTCAAGGACCCCAAAAGGGAATTCAGGCTTGGCCCCTTCAAGCTGAGTTCCCTCACAACGTCTTGATCAGGAACAGAAGCCTGGACCCCCCTGAGATCATTGGCCCTTTCCATCGTCTTCCTGATGAGCTCGAAAGCAGGATTGATCTTTTTGGGTGTAGAAGAGGGTTT